TATCTTTGCTTACACAGAAGTTACTGCAAGATTAACTTCACTTGAAACGTCAAGAGAACTAATGAACTCTGACTTACTTAAAAAATCAGAACAAACAACTACAGACAAAGAACAATATCTTTTGCTCGAAGATTTATACGAAACAGTAGAGAAGCACCAAGAACTTTTAGATAAGAATATTCATACACAAGTTATGCTAGATCATATAGAAGCACAGTTAGATAAAGCATTAAAAGATATTGAACATTTAAAAGATAAGGTACGAGCAAATGGAACAAGTCATTAGTACAGTTGTGGCTCTTTGTATGTTTGTTGCAGGTGAATTAACTGAACATAGAATACAACCAGCTATGTCTGATTGCTTAAAAGGTAAACGAGTTGCTGAACGAGGAGCAAATGATAATATAGAATATAAGTGTGGTAAAGTAAAAGCAGAGTTAGAAGAAAATATTGATGGTAGTAAAGCAATCAAAAAGATAGTAGAATAGATTATGGCAAAGACAGCAGCATGGCAAAGAAAAGCAGGAAAGAATCCTAAAGGTGGATTGAATGCTAAAGGTAGAAGAAGTTACAATAAAGCTACAGGTGGTAATTTAAAAGCACCAAGTAAAAAAGTTGGTAACAAAAGAAGAGCTAGCTTCTGTGCAAGGATGAAAGGCATGAAGAAGAAATTAACTTCAGCTAAAACTGCAAGAGATCCTAACTCAAGAATTAATAAATCACTTCGTGCTTGGAATTGTTAATGCAAAAGAAGGGTTGGAAGAAACCAAAAGTTCAATCATTAGTTTGTGGTCATTGTAAAGAGTGCGACAAACAATTAATGAGTGATGAGGGTGGTTGGATAGTAACTGCTAAGAAAGAATATTTTTGTCATGATGGTAAAGATGGTAGTTGCTTTGATAACTATTGTGAGTTAAAAGTTAAACAACAACAACAACAGGAGTATGGTTATGTATGGTAAATCAAAAGGTAAAAGCAAACTAACATCTAAACAAAAAAAGCTACCATCTTTTTTACAAAAAAAAATAATGAAGTCTAAATCTAAAAAGAAAAAGTAAATGAAGAAAAAAAGTACAGTAAATAAAGCTGGTAATTATACTAAACCTGCTTTAAGAAAAAGATTGTTTAGTCAAATAAAAGCTAGAAAGACAATGGGTACTGGTGCAGGTCAATGGTCTGCAAGAAAGGCTCAATTACTTGCTAAGACTTATAAGTCTAAGGGTGGTGGGTACAGATAATGGTATTGGCTAAACGACAACGAAGTTTAAAAGCATGGAGTAAACAAAAATGGCGAACAAAGTCTGGCAAAAAATCATCAGTTACTGGAGAAAGGTATCTTCCAAGTGCAGCGATAAAAAACTTATCTGCTTCAGAGTATGCAAGAACTACTGCTGCAAAAAGGAAAGCTAAAAAATCTGGTAAACAATTTAGTAAGCAACCTAAGTCTATAGCTTCTAAGGTAAGAAGATATAGAAGCTACAGTTAAATATTAATTTGTTTTAGTTCTTCGAACTCTTGCCAAATAGAATTTTCTGCACCCCAATAATTTTTCTTATCTTGTTTGTTTCTTATGGAGTGAATGATCGTTGTATGATCTTGATTAAATACTCTAGCCATAGAAGATAGACTAACATTGTAACCTTCATACAATAGATTATAGATTATACTTCTTGCTCGAACTACATCCCTAGTTCTACCTTTACTAAAGATGTCATGTTTGCTTACAGTATATTTATCACACACTTTATCTACAAGTTTAGATACGACTTCCAAGTTTGCATTCTTTGTTTTAAATGTAGTAGCAACTTTAGTTTTATTATTGCTATCCATTATTGGTTGTCTCTGCATTAGTTCTGCTGCGTACAGAAATCCTTCCGAGAACCCTACCTCATATAATCTTTCTTCTTGGTTCGTGAGAAGGTAAAATGCTTTCTTAACTTTATAGATAAAGTTGTTTTGATTTAAGTTATTGATGTGCTTATTATAGTGTGTGCTTACATTTATAGTCATAGATCCCCTACGTTTTCCTTTCTTTTTTTTCAACTATTAAGTTAATAACTATTTAGCTGCCATTAACTCTTCTTTTGTCTGCTCTATTTGCCAAAGTAATTTATAAGAATCTTGTTGATACTTATTTACTTTCAGTTTTGCTTCCAGATACTTCTCGTGTTTCTTCGATTGAAGATCCTTTAGCTTCTGCAGACGCATTCGGATTTGTTCCATCATGCTCCTTTTTTACTGTTGTAAAATCGTACTTTAAGTTATCGATTTTTACTTCTACAAACTCTCCTCTATTCGAGTTGTTTGCAGCTTTCTCTGTATCATCAAAGAGTTCAATCATTTGAAAATGACACTCCCCATTGATAATTCTTTTAAATTTTGTCATACTTATTTAGTTTTTTCAACTTCTTTTTTAATTAAAAAATCTATATACTGTCTAGCTTTTTTAAGATCTTCAATACCATTCTTTCTTTTATACCTAGAAATATATTTAATTACATTACCCTCACAGAAATTGAAATTGTTTTCAATAATAAAATCTATTGGTTCAATCTTGTTTGCTATGTAGTGTGCTGGTTCTTTTATATTGTCTGCCATATTAAATCCTTTTTTTAAGCAAGGTGGGGAAAACGATAGAAAGGGAAAAAAACCCCACCCTGCTTGATACCCTTTAGCCTAAGTTAAAAGGTATATTCGTTATTACCACCATCGTTAGCTTTTGCAAAGCTATTATTCGCAGGTTTACCTGCTCCACTTGGTGTTAAAATTATAGTCAACTCTCCTGCTTTTACTTTACCATCTTGATCTTTAGATGGAAACGCAGCTTGGTTATACCATTTACCATTTATGTTTACTCCAATAGTCCAGTTCTTGTCTGGATGTTTCATATTTTTTGGACCAACATATATAGGAAGTTTATCTTCTGGAGACTTCCAATCTGGGTTCTTGGTTAAGTTAATGTATATTTTTTCGGATTGATTATCCATGTTTACTCCTTGGTTATATCAACTGAAGAATACTTCTTACGAAGTAAGCTACTGTTGATTATTGTTTAGTTTTACTTCATGAGCAGCAGAGCAATCTCTAATTTGTTCGTATGCTTTGAAGTTATTAGTTTTAAGATGACCAACAACCGATCTCACTTGATTTTTAACTGCCGACAATTGTTTAGCAGTTTTAGTTTCTGTGATCCTGTTAATGATCTCTTCCACATCCACTTCATCATCCATGTATGTAGGTTCTTCTACAGATTTCTCTGAAGAATTTTGTTGAAATGGTTTTGCATTATAACCATCTTCTAAATCCATACCTGTCTTTAAGTTCAAAGCATTTAAGAACGCATACTTTCTACTGTATGACATTGCTTGACCTGTTCCGTACTTATCTAAACCACCCATAGCAGTACATCCATCGATCACAATAAAACTTTTTGGATCATCGATGTCAGTTATTCTCATGGTGCAAGTAACAACAACACATTTATCTGTGATGTCTGTTATGTAATTGCAGGTTGGATATAAACCATTTTCTAATAGAGCTGCCATTGCAACTCTTTGCACATCATCATGTAGTAAAGGATTAAAAGGCATACCTTTAACCTTACTTGCTTTCTTTACACCACTCGCATGATTACAGGCGTTATAAAGTTTCTTATGTATATTACTCATATTGTTTCCCTTCATTTGATAGACGTTTGTTTCACTACTCATATTTTTATACCCCATAGTTTATTGATTAGTTGTACTTGTTCATCTGCTAAATCTTTATAGTAAAAGAAATGATTAAGATCTGGTGGCTCACACATTAAAGCTAACTTCTCTATGCTACCCTCACAAAACATAATCATCTTTTCCCACAACAAAATCTTATCAATCATTTTGTTATAAAGATATTGCAAGTGATCTGCCTTCATTAACTCATGGCTCTTATCAAAGATAACAAAATCTTTATCATTAACATATACCAGATAAGGTATCTTCTTTGTTGCCATGTAGTAGAACGAAGTTTGTGTAAGGTTTTCAATTGTAGGTTCACTAGGTAAATCTTGAGTGATCATGTTCCACTCTTCTTTACCTTTAACCTTCCTTAAATTAGGTGGTTTAGTTTTAAGTTCTATAAATTTTGTTTTAGTTTCATAATCGATACGACCAATAACAGGCTTGATCATGTCAAACTCTTTTAGTTCTACATATCTTTCACAAACTAATTTTTCTTTTTCGACAATCTGCTGCACAACTTTCTTTGTGATTGGAATACAATCCTCTGCAAACTTAATCATAGCTTCTCTGCCGAACTTATCTTTTGCGTCAACAGGTGGGTTTGCATTTATAATTTCTTTTTCTTGATCGAAACAAACTTTATAATCTCGATCCCATTCTGTTTCTTTAATTGTTTTTGATTTGTAAATTACATCTGCAATTTGTTTCTGGACCACATTATTAACTAGGTTACCAAAGTTAGCTTTGTATCTAAATGGAAACTTCCTTCTAACTTCTTGAGGGAAACTGTAACCAATAATATTTTTTGCAAAAGGTGTTGATGTTGATGAGTA